GCGCCACCATCATTGGTTCTGGTAATGCTTTGTTGCAAAACCCATCCCCAATGAGTACAGGCGTTGGCCCATTAGGTCGTGTTTATATTTGGGACGTTGTGCCACAAGCAAAATTAACAACTAATATTGTTGCCGCCGTCATCACAACTGCTACCACGCTTACGCTTGCCGCAGGTGCTGGTGTTACATCTGCCACTATTACAGGCGGTGGTACAGGCTTGCAACTTGACTGCCCTCGCGCGGTTTCTACAACCACTGGTGCTGGTACTCCAACTTCTGTCAACATTACTGTTTCTGGGTATGACTATTACGGTCAAGCCATGAGCGAGGTAATTGCAACAGGAACAGTGGCATCAACAACTGTCAATGGTAAAAAAGCTTTCTATCAGATTTCTAGTGTTACTGCATCTGGCGGAAGTGTGGTAACCGTTGCGGTAGGCACAACAGACATCTTGGGTGCGCCACTTCGCATCACTGATAGGGGTTACATTACTCGCGCTGGCTGGGACAATACCTTGGCTGAAGATGCTGGCACCATGACTGTTGCCGCTACTGCCACAGCAACCACCACAACTGGTGATGTCAGGGGTACTTATTTGCCTTCCTCAGCGGCGGACGGCATCAAGCGTCTTGTGATGGGAATAGCCCTGCCAGCGATTGCGGCAGGCCCGAATGCAACTCGTATTGGCGCTCTTGGCGTCACCCAAGCATAAGGAGAGCGACATGGGACAATTTAAACCAATGGTCAAGATGATGACCACTGAGCCTACAGTTGAGTTAAAACTCAAAAAAGGCGGTCACGTCAATATGAAAAAAGGCGGTATGGCTGAAGGTGGTCATAAGAAGATGGCTATGGGTGGTGGTGCTTTGGACATGATGTCAGGAACTCCTGCTTTGGTGGGTCGTCCTGCTGTTAATGCTCCTGTTCGCACCCCCGGCAAACCTTCTATGGCTTCACGTCGTAAGGCAATGATGGCAAAGCCTGCAATGCCAGCCCCTATGCCGCCAATGAAAAAAGGTGGCAAAGCTGAAGGTGGCGAGTCTGACACGGCGCAAGACAAGGCGATGATTAAGAAGGCTTTCAAGCAACATGACTCGCAAGAGCATAAGGGCGGCAAAGGCACTGACTTAAAACTGAAAAAAGGCGGCATGAAAAAGGGCGGCATGGCTACAGGTGGCGTTTCTCTTGGTAACGCTGGCGGTTTTAAAACTGGTGGTGTTGCTTTAGGTAACGCTGGTGGATTTAAAACTGGCGGCGTCACATTGGGTAATGCTGGTGGCTTTAAACATGGGGGTAAATCCTCAAAAAAAGCCTACGCGGCGGGGGGAACTGTTAATTCAGGCAAGCCCGTCGCGATGCCACAAGGCGCTAAAAAGCCTTCGCAACCTGTAAGCATCAATCAATTGTCTGGTACTTTCAAAAAGGGTGGCAAGGTTACCCCTGCTGAAGGTAACTTGATGAAGGCATTCGGTAGAGAAAATGCTTCAGCCATGAAGTCGGCTAAAGCAAAATCTAACGAGGTCTATAGCAAGTATGGCAATATGAAGATGGCTGGTGGTGGTTCTACTTCCGACAAAGAGATGGATGTATCAAATGGCGCGTATGACGCTCACTATGCTCGTGAAAAGGCAGAGAATGAGGCAGACCGCAAGATGATGACTGATGCTCTGATGTTCTTGCCACGCCAAGCTAAGAAGGCTTATGCAAGCCTAACTGGTCAAGGCGCTGTAAGTGATAAAGAGAAATCAATGTCTCCTTCTATGAGAGGTCAAGGTTCTGTTACAGAAACTGAAAAATCTATAACAGTATCCCCAGCAAGTAAAAAACGCGGTGGACGTGCTTGTTAAAAATTAGTAGGGGGTTCGCCCCCTGCTTTTAATTGGAGAAATGAATGACTATTACGGCTACATCCCAAACATTATTTGATGGCGAAAGAGTCGCCATTATGAAGTTTTATGCATCAATGAGTACGACTGAAAATGAATCTGCGGTTGCAAAAGTAACTCCTTCAGCACTTTTGCCATCCAATGCAGGCGGTGCTTGTGATGGCGTAACCATTTTAAAATGCACGGCAATGACGCATGGCTTAGAAGTTCAAATGAATTGGAAAGCAAGTACACCAGTTGTTATTGAAATTATTCCGCCAAATACAAATTACACCCAAGACTATTCAGGTTTTGGTGGTTTGTGGAACAACGCAGGTACTGGTAAAGATGGCGTCATTACTTTTACAACTTTAGATGGTAGTGCTGGAGATGCATACACAGTCATCTTGGAAATGCAAAAACATTACGTTAACCCAGTGACATAATCATGCCAAGCAAATCACTAGCCCAGCATAAATTAATGTCGGCAGTTGCGCATAACCCTGATTTTGCTAAAAAGACTGGCATACCTCAAAAAGTTGGTAAAGATTTTGATAAAGCTGATGAAGCAAAGAAAATGAAAGGCGGCGGATTGTATGACAACATTAATGCAAAGCGTGAAAGAATCGCTGAAGGCTCTGGCGAAAAAATGCGAAGAGTGGGTAGCAAAGGTGCGCCAACTGCTCAAGACTTTAAGCAGTCAGCAAAAACCGCCAAAGTAAAATGACCAAAAAAAAAGTTAATCTTGCAGTTGGTCGCGGAGAAAAGTTGTCCGTTGAAAAAGGTGCTGGATTAACAGCCAAAGGTCGTGCAAAATACAATAGAGAGACTGGAAGTAATTTAAAGGCTCCACAGCCACAAGGTGGAGCAAGAAAAGATTCGTTTTGTGCAAGAATGTCAGGTGTTGTAGAGAATGCAAAGGGTGATGCTCCAAGAGCAAAGGCATCACTGAAGCGTTGGAAATGCTCTGGTTGGTAAAGGATAGTTATGGCGTACTCTGACACCTACGGACAAACATACAACGTACAGACGTTGATTGACCACGGCGCTCGTCGATGCGGCAAGTTGGCTGAAGAACTAACCTCTGAGCAAGTTTTGACTTCGCGTCAATCGCTAGGGTTTCTTCTTTCTAACCTCATTAATCGAGGTATTCAATATTGGTGCATCAGCAAAGAGGTTATAGGGCTGTCTGCGGACAAATACCGCTATACCCTACCTAGTGGTGCTGTTGACACTTTAAACGTCTTATATCGCACATTAAATCGCCCAGTAGGGGCATATACATCTTCTGCTGGCGGTACGATTGCAAATCTATACGATGGCGACGTAGATACCTATACCCAACAAACTTCTGCAAATGGTAGCTTTACCGTCAATTACGGTACGTCTGACCCTATTTATGCTGGTTCTATTGGATTTTTACCTTATATTGCTAATAATGGGTCTGCAACGTGGAATATTGCACTGCAATACTCGATGGATGGCACGACTTATTACGATTTAGAGAACCTTGGGGCGATTGCTGTTAAGGACAACACATGGGTATGGACAGATATAGACCCCGGTCAAAACGTCCCATTCTATCGAATTAAAGCCTCAAGTGGCACTACTCTAGCCTTGCGTGAGTGGTACATAGGTAATAACAGCACCGAAGTGATGATGTCTCGCTTAAATCGCGATGACTACACCAATTTGCCAAATAAGAACTTTACAGCAAACCAACCCTTTCAATTTTGGTTTGACCGCACAATTCCGACCCCAACTATTTATTTGTGGCCTACACCAAGCAATCCCTTTGTCCAAATGACTGTATGGTATTCCACGCAGATTATGGATGTCGGTGCTTTAACGGATGAATTACAAATACCTCAGCGTTGGTATGAAGCTGTTATTTTTATGCTGGCTCATAGAATGAGCCTCGAACTCCCGCAAGTTGCTATGGATAGAGTGAACTATCTTGAAAAGATGGCAGATAAGTATTTATACGAAGCAGAACAAGAAGAGCGCGACAAGTCGCCGATTTACTTTGCCCCTAATATTTCAGTTTACACAAGATAATGCCTATTTTTCTTGACACCGAGGGACTTACTTCACTTGCAATCGCGGTATGCGATAGGTGCAAGATGAAGCGTACCTATGTGGACTTGAGGCCAGATGGAAACAGCCCCGGTCTTCGCGTATGCGGACAAGGCTGTTGGGATACCCTAGACCCCTACCGTTTGGCGGCACGGAAAACCGAAAGGATTAACCTTCGATTTGCACGCCCTGATGTGAGTGTTGCGGCTAACGACAACTTCCTAATGACTGGTGGAACAAGCCAGTTCCAAATTTCGACCCAACAAAATACTCAAACTCCTACTAACACAGGGAATGAGGACACTATTGCGCCTAATCCCCCAAACAATACGAGTACATAAATGTCCGCACAAGTCACCATACTACAACTCCCAGCGGCAGGTGCTATTACAGGCACTGAGGCAGTTCCTATCGTTCAAAATGGCGTAACTGTACAAACGACAACTGCGGCACTTGCTGGCTCACCTGTTCAGACTTATACATATCTGACAGTCAATCAAACACCTCAATTGGCAAACAGTCGTTATGTCGGCGTGACAAATGGTTTAGTAATTACAGACGGTGGCGCTCAAGGACTCTTCAATATAAGCACTACAGGCGCTTTATTGTCTTTAGTGAACTCTGGTTCTGGCTTTCACGTTAACACGTCTTCTACAGCGATTACAGGGCGTTCTATAGCTGTTTCTGGTGCTGTTATTGCAATGACCAATG